TTAGACAGATTTGTCTCGATTACTTCACCCTTATAAATTACACTCATTCTAATACTCCATAAATTTTGTCTGCTTCACGTTCATTCTCAAATACTTCATCAAGGGAAAGGTGAATTCCTTTGCTCTCCCACCATAGGTCGATGAACTCGTACGAATAAACAGCTGCCTTTGCTTGTTCGTTATAAAAATATATATTCTTAGATCTAAAGTCCGTTATGTTGTGGTTAAACAACGGAAAGGAAATAACCAACCCAAACCCATGTAATATATTGTTCTCTGTTGTTACAGGAGATCCTAAAGGCATACGATAATGTATCTTATCCTCAAAATCTCCAAAGTAATATTCTACTAATTTTTCTGCATACCATCTTTTAATTGCGTATGCTTGTAAACCATGATCCCACATCTCTCTTTTCTTAGGAACGAATGGTATATACTCATTCTTGTAATCGTATGGATACTCAAAGACATTACACATCTGTAACGCTCCCCATTCCCACTGATTACACTTATCAATATATTCTCTTAATGTAAAGTTCCAATATTGAAGTGGTTCATAATCAAGGTCGTCTTCAAAGAACAAACCATACTCTTCGTCGGTATTCTCTAACCACCATTTAATAGTTAATAAGTGAGATGATGTAACACCTTTTGTCGTGGCGTTTACAACCTCAGGATCACCTACGAAAGGAATACTTTTACCTTCCTCATAACGATCGTATTGATGGACTTTTATATCGTCAAGACCATGACGTGAAAATTCTGACTCTGTCCAAGACCTACGATCCTTACACTCAGTAAGGTTTATTATATTAGGCTTCGGAAGATTCTTTAATTTGTCCGTTAGTGCTATCATCAAAAATCTCATTATGAATAGTATATAGTGCATCACGTAAATTATGTAATGAACCATTGTTATGTAAGCGGTATGTTTTTATATCCATTTCTTCTTTTAGGACATACATTCTATCTATTGATGTTTTATGATTAATCGTTGTCTCTGAAATAACATGACCATTAAAGTATTTACGTGAATCAGTTGAGTAGTCACAACCTTCTCTTGTTAATTGAACGATAACAATATTCTCTGCACCGACCTTTTCAATAATAGGTTCAAGTTCTTCAACAAATCCACCATCCGCTAACGCATAGTTCTTGCCTTCTTCTATTTCTTCGGCAACTGATTTACCAAAATAATCTAAACCTTTCTTTGGCTTGATGATATCTTCAGAAACATGAATCATTGCTTCGCGTCTTGACATACCTTGTAAAGCAAACTCTGCCTTTTCTTTTTGAGCTCTATCGTTATAGCCTTCCATGAACCATCTTTCATCAACATCAAAGTGTTTAATTGTTTCTTTAAATAATTGATACTTAAAAGACAGATTGCCAAATCCATAGTTCTCTTTGAATAAGCTTGCTGCTTCATCTTTGCCTGAGGCTGGGGGTCCGTTAAATATTACTATCATCTTTCTTCTCTGTAAGTTGAGTGAAACCGTATTTACAAATATAGTAGGCATCTACAATATCAGTAATAGGATTCCACGATTTGTTTATTATACCACATTTTTCGCGAATGTCAATAGAAGTTTCTTTCTCAAAGGCTTCGATCATTAAATCTTTACCAGCATTACCTTTTCCGCAACCAAACTTTTTAATCATTGTTGGTGGATATACATCGTATGGTATATCTCTTTCCCATAGCTTATGTTTAAATAAACCACAGTTCTCTGCTATTTGAAATACTCTACCGACCGCTCCAAATGCGTATCCTTCAATTCCAACAAAGTCACATTCAAAACATTTACTTTGCGACCAAGATCCAATGATATCATATCGTTCTTGATCGTTAAACCAATTGTCAGGATACATCGTTGCTTGATATTGTCCTTTCTCTCCAATCAGTAACTTCTTTTGTTTTACATAATAGTAAAAAGTACAATTGTCGTAACTCCATTCTTCACCTTCATGTACACAAATAGCCGGACTACTTAAACTGTAGTCAACACCTGCCACCCTCATAACTAACTCCATAACTAATATATTATGGTATTATTTATTCAGTCTTGACGGTAGAAGATATGAGATCCTATAGTTCCTACTTGTTGTAAGGATGGAGCCCAATATGGATTTACGAACGTTGTATGATAATGAGTAGATCCTTCAGTGATTCCACGGAACTTGCCAACATGCAACATTCTATAAGAAACATATACTGCTTCTTCCCACGCATCTACTTCAGTTGCTTCATCGGTCCTTCCGTCACAATACCAACTGAACTGACAACGATTTCTTTTAGGTACAAGTACTTTAGGATCTTTCCAAGAAGGTTTATGCTCAGCCTGATATACAACTGAACAGACAGTACTTGGGTATCTATCGTCACGTACACGATTCAGAACAACATCGGCAACTGCATATTTACCTGCTAGGTTCTCTGACCTTGCTTCATGATAAACATTCATCGCCAAACAATGCAGGTCTTCCGATTCGTACTCAACATTAAGATCGTCTTCACGACTATCAAATGTACTTGCTGAAGATGGGAGAGATAACGATATTGCTAATAGTGCAATAAACTTTCTCATCGTTGTCTCGTTGCTGAAAATGCGTTAAGTAATTGTTCATCGGTCATTTTCTTTCCAAACGTATGAATAAGTTTACCATTCTGAAAACGTTCAATATGACCAGCATTATATTCAATGTCAGTTACACTCTTAGTCATTCCAGCAGTATCGTCAGGACGATCGTCGTAGTACATAGAGTCCATAGAATGCGAATGAATATAAGCAGCTCCACGAGACCATTTAAGCGCCTCTTCCATTATGGCAAAGTCTTCTACCATTTTTGTATATTGTGTCATAGTTTTTCTCCTGGTTCAAAACCTCTAAAACATTTAAATCGTGGGAATCTCAAACTGTAAACTTCTTCCGAGTCTTGACTTATTGTTATAACATCAGCTCGTACTTCAACTAACTGACCAAGTACAGCGTCACGGTTATTCCAAATATCATCCCTGTTAGCATCGCTAAGACCTGTGCCAACATTAACCTTGATAAGTTTACCTTCGTCGGTACCTTCGCAAACAAGTGCTCCTGTGCTTCCTTCATTTTTACCAGTTCCTTCTTCAATATCTATTACTGTTAATGTTACTTCAATGTAAGGTTTCATTTTCAACCAACCGTAAGAACGTTTACATTCGTAGTAGCCGTTCACAGGTTTGACCATGATACCTTCGTACCCTTTTTCTATTGCTATACTATTAATCTCTTTGAACTTATCAGCATCATCTTCAATATTAAGAACTGTATAGTCAGTTAAGACAATGCAATCTTTAAAGTATTCTGATAATTCAAAGCCTTTTAATAATTCTTTTCTTTTCAATAAAGGTAATGAACTCTTTGCTGTCTTGAACTCATCAAGAGGTATAAAGTCAAACAATGCAAAATAAGCATCGTCTGTTTCAGCACCTTCTTTACGATGTACTTGTTTCATTAGTGTTTGGAAATCAGCGGACATAACCTCGCCATCGAAGACAAGATCATCAAACATTTTATTGCTGAATGCTTCTTCGATATGTGGGAAGTTTTTGAGTTGTTTACCGTTTCGAGAATAGATCGTTGCGTTTGCATTTTCTACAATAATAATGGCTCTTACTCCATCATACTTATATTCTACAACGCAGTCTCCTGTAATCTTTTTAGGATTGTTGTCACCACTATGAGCAAGCATACAAGTGAATACAGGGATGGTTCCTTTCTTGACATTGTTAACTGTCTTGAGAGAAACACCGCATCTAAGGTCTTTAATTAAGATCCTACGGTACCAATCATTCCATTGGTCGATTGTTGACTGCAGAGATAAAGATAAGATCGCATCTCGAGCAGCATTACCTGTCAATTCACGATTCTTTAATTGATCTGCAAGATGATAGAACTCATCAGCAGTAATTCCTTCGCCTTGAGTATCAGAGTATGGAATATCAGCCACACCAAAGGTAATCATATTATCGAGACAATATAATAAACCTTTGACTAGACCTTCATCATCAATATATTGAGATAACATATCTTCTTTATATAGTCGACTGTTATCTCTCTCAAGTAACTGTATTAATTTCCATGGATCTGTTTTCATATTATAATTACTTTATCAAATTTATAGAACCATTATAATCTAAATCATAATGAATGTCAATAGTTATTTA